AGGAGCCGCTGAAGGTGATCGACGGCTTCTTCTCCCAGTACGGGGCTTTTGTCCTTTCCGGATGCGAGGTGAAGGCAAACGGCAGCAAGTACGACATAGCGCCCGGTCTGGTCGTGCTCGAAGGGTCCGGGGCCGACAATGCGACGGTCAAGGTCGTCGTGCCCTTTGCCGGGATTACTGCGACAGCCCTGCCCGTCTACCTCACACTGGGCTACGAGACCGAAACGGATGTCTACAACGACGGCAACGTCAAGCCCATCGCCCACATCTACAAGGCTGTGGCAACAACCGTAAAACCTGCGGGCAGCTATGTGCAGATCACCCGGGACGGCGGCGTGCGGTTCATCGACGCGATTCAGGATGCTACACATCGGCTTATCACTGATAACGAGCGTAATAAATGGAACAGCAAGGCAGATCAAACCGATGTCGCAGGCGTATTTAAGTATGACTATATCGTTGACAGCGTTGCGAAACTCTCCGCGTTGGCCAATAATCCCAACGCCCATCATGTCCTAATCAAGAGCGGCACATGGACTGTGAATGCTCCGATCGGAATACATGCCAACTGCAATACGATCACCGGGGAACCGGGGAGTAAAATTGTCGTCAGTAATCCCACCGGCGCAGGAACGTCTTTGGCTCCAATCGCCGCTTTATACATGATCGAGCGAGGTAATAACACCAAATTGATTAACGTGACGGCAGAAATAGAATCATCCTCGGCCCAAATGTATTTTACGGTCTTCAACGGGTTTGGAAGCTTGGAACGATGCGTAGCAATCAACAATCCGTCGTTTAATGGAAACGGTACCATAAAATGTTCCGGATATGCAAATTGTTCGCACCTGATTGACTGCGAGGCGCTCTGCCGCGCAAAATGTACCAGTGGGAACTTGGACAAGACAGTCTGCGGATTTGACTCCTGTGAAAATTTAACCCGGTGCCGGACATCTGTAAGTGGCGACAGTTATTCTGGGGCAATTAATTATATGCGTGCGAAGGGGTTTTATTATTGCAAATTCCTGACAAACTGCGAGGCAACAGTCGCAAACACACAATACAATGGACATGTGGCAGCATTTGACCACTGTGATTACCTGAATAGTTGCAAAGGCACGGCATCCGGTGCCGGGACAGGATATGGCGCAAGGTTGGCATTCGATTACTGCGAATATATGGCGAATTGTCAGGGCGAATCATCCGGCAACGCAAACGGCACCGATAGCGGCGTTCCTTTTCGCCACTGCAACAACATAGCGCAGTGCCGCAGTATCGCAAACTGTACGGGAGCGCCTGGTTTCTACCAGTGTTATTATATGACCTATTGCACCTCGACAAAAAACTTTGACCTTTGTTTCGCCGGAGCCAAAGACAACAGTACATATGCAGCGGCTGATACTTTAAATGGTGGCTGGAACCGCATTTTAGCATGAAGCAGATAGAAAATGATACAATCCCGTTCGGGACTTTCGTCGCATTCAATTATTTCGGCCTGGTGTTCGTGAAGCGTCTGTTGTTGCCTGATGAACGGAACCACGAAGCCATACACACCCGGCAGCAGATCGAGTGGCTGATCCTCTACGCGACGGCGCTCCTGGTGCTGATTCCTGCCTGCGGATTATCCTGGCGGTGGCTTTGTACTGTGCCGATCTGTTACCATGTCGTCCTGTACTGCACCCTTTGGGCCCTCGAATGGTTGCTGCCGCCATACGACACGGCATACCGAGACATAGCCCTTGAGCGGGAGTGTTACGACAACCAGGCCGATCAGATGTATCTGAAACGCCGCAAATGGTTCGCATGGGTTAAATACCTGTTTAAACGACCTGTAAAATGATACCGAAATTACCGATATATGCCAAAGGCGACAGCATGGGGATTGCCGTATATCCGACGGGAGTTTCTCTCGAAGAGGTGGAGATCGACATGTTGGTTTACACGACCGGGAACGGGCCGAGAATTTACGGATCGACGCAAGGCAGCGGGCTGCCGATCGTCAAAGGAACAGATCGGGCTGTGTTCAATATCCCATCCTCGGAAACCGGAAAACTCGATGCGGGTATCGCAACGCTCGAAACGACCTATACTGTAAAGGCGTCAGGTTATAAAAAAACGTTGACCAACCGATTACTTATACTTACAGATACAAAAATAATGGATTTTTATGGATGATAAACTAACCCATATTATCCTGACAGATCATGCTTTGCGTTATGGACTGGACGGAAAGTCGGCCTATGAGATCGCACAGAAGTATGGTTATGAGGGAACCGAACAGGAATATGCAGAAGGACCTGTCATCGCAAAAGACAAAGCTAATAAGGCTGCTGATAGTGCGGATAAGGCTGCTGAACGTGCAAAAAAATCAGCCTCAAACGCCGACCAGCAGGCTGCGCGTGCGAAGTCTCTGGCCGACCACCCTCCGAAGATCGTAACGGTCGACGATACGAATTACTGGGCCTTCTGGGATGAAGCGACAAAAGACTATATCACCTCGTCCGTCCGCTCGGATGGCGGTCCGATCTTCGCCACGTTCGACATTGATCCGGCGACAATGCTCCTGGGCGTGAATTACCAGTCCGGCTACGGCCGCGGTTCCGAGTTCGAACTCAAGGATGATGGGCATTTGTATTACAAAATTAACGACTGACAGATATGGCAAAGACAAATTTAGGGAAAGTGGGCCTTACGCCCAAAAAGGCGTATTCGGCGAGCATTACATACGAGCGCCTGGACTTCGTTACAGCGGGCGATTCGTCCTATGTTTCACTCCAGGATAACAACCTCGGACACCCGGTGACGGACGGGGCTTGGTGGCAGGTTTTGGCCTCCGGGGCCGCTTCGACGGATGCCGCAACCGCCGCCCTCGACGCTGCCGCCAAAGCTCTCGAAGCCGCCGCAGCGGCCGCCCCCGTCGTTGTCAACGTCGAAGGTGCGGATGTCACGATCAACGTCGAAGGCAACCACAAATACATCTGCGGGGAGCTGACCTCGCTGAAGATCGGGACCGTGGAAAAATCGGCCCGAACTTCGGCGATCTTCTTCACATCGGGAAACGTTGCCACGGAGCTCACCTGGTCGGATGACCTCGTGGACATCATCGGCTACAAGACCCCGGCGCCGAATCGAGCCTACGAGATCAATATCGAGGAACTCCGCGCAATCATCGAATAGCCATGGACCGCAGACGAAGTTTGTTGAAGATCGCCGCGCTGCGCAGCGAACGCGAGCAGCAGGTGGGGGTGAATTGCACGAAAGGGTATCTCCAATCAAAGGACGCCGGACTGCTATTCGACGGCCCGCGAACTCTTGAGTGTTTTTTCAAGTACATCTCCAGCGATAAAATGCAAGTGATAGCCGGGTTAGGCATTTCCATGATTGAAATTTATGCCCTGACGACAAATCAGCTTCGCGTCTATTGCGGGGGCGGAAACGCGACAGTAGACATTATTCCAGGGGATAGCTATCTTGTTGATGTTGCCTACGACGGTACTACGGCGATATGCTATCTGAATGGGACAGAAGCCGCACGTTTCCCGGTTACGGGATACAAGATCACGGATTTATTCAGGACCGGCAGCAATACATATATCCCCCAAGGCTCGCTCGTATTTTGCCGCCACTACAACTACGCCCTTCCCGCGGAAGAAGTTGCCGCACACTACAACAACGGCGATCCTGCAGGATATGTGGTACCGTTAGCCGATAAATATCGTTGGGAAGCCTCTGAATCTAACATTGGAAATATCAGGTTCTATCCTAATTATGAAGGGTCCGGTGTTACCTCTTATTTAGAGGATAATGCTAATGGTTTCACGGGTCGATACGCACATATAATTTCGGGATCGTCAGGTTTATTGTCGGTATACAGCTATCGATTCATGGGGCATCCGGTCGGATGTGTTGTTGAAGCTAAATTCAAGTATCGTAGTAATGCTCCCGTACGCGTTCTGGAAGGCAATCGTATTCTTCCTATCAATATGGAGGATGCGGCTGACGCCACGATTGTATATCGCACAACAGGAACTAATATCTCTGGTTTTAGTGTAACTGTACCAAATGCCGATGCAAATTCATGGGTCGAAATTCAACCTGTGTCGTTACGAACGCTCGGCTGCATCGCCGAGTATTTGCCGCAGAACCTTGTGGGACAATGGCATGAGAAACCGTTTGAGATTACGGGTATAACTACCTATACATGGACCGGAGAAACAGATCCTGTTTACTATCAAGAGCTTTTATTGGGCAGATTTATTCAAACGGGAGCGGTCGTGATGATTAAAGGTTCTGTGTCCGATTATCAAAGCGGAGAACCTTTTGTATATGTAGGGAATAGGCAGGCGATGATCCCTGCGCAAAATGGGAGTTTTACGCTCAAGGTCATCAACAACCGGGACAATATCGACCGTATCTATTATTATGGCGGGACTGTGAGATCTGATCGACGGTTGACGATTACCATAGATAGTGTCGAGCTGATTCCCGATGTAGCCTTGTCCTGGCTCGACAGCGCCAAGCAGTTCCCGCTGAATGATGAATATCTTCCGCCGCTTTTGCAAAGCGACGGTGGGTATGACCTGACTGCGTCCGGAACGCCGGAAATAATCATCAAATAACGAACTATGAACAACTACGCAAAACTGATCGACGGGCGTCTGAAGTACGCCCCTACAACAATCAGGACCGCCGACGGGCTGGTCTGCAACCCGCGTCCGGACAAACTGATCCCGCTTGGATACAAAGAGGTGATCTTCGACGAGCATCCGGAACCGTCCGACCCACCGAAGCATTACCGGGAGGTCTACACCGAAGAGGCGGACCGCATCCGGGTCGGCTGGGAAGAATACACGTCTGTACCGGAGCCGCAGCCCGATCCCGAACAGTTGCGGGAAATGGCCTACCGGGCCGAAGCGGATCAATATCTGATGGCCTACGAAGGCTATCTGGCCGAGGGCAAGATACTCGAAGCCGACGAGCAAAAGACCATATACCTGGCCAAAAAGGCCGAGATCAGGGAGCGATTCCCGGATAAATAACCTGTCGGTCGAACTCTCGAAATACCGCAAATATATGAAAAGACTTATCAATAAACTCGTCGGATGGCTCAACGCCATCGCTAAAGACAAATACCAACACTTCGCAGTCGGGGCGGTCATCGCCTCCGCGGCGTTGATCGTGGCCGTGCCGTTGGGCGCCTGGTGGCGGTGGCTGCCTTTGATTGTGTCGATGATCGCCGTCCTGACGGCCGCCGTTGTCAAGGAGCGCAAGATCGACCCGAAAGCCGACATGCAGGACATTCTATGGACGCTCGCAGGAGGAGGTATGGTGTGGCTGGCAATCTTGGCTGCTATTATTTTTGGATAAATATACCCCAAGTTACTACAATTATAAATAGAGATAGGGGGTAATCCAAATTTAAGGGACGTTTAAGCATGTTTTAAACGTCCCTTAAATTTTGCTTTTTTTGTCGATATTTCAAGATCGGAGGTTGAAATCCGATTATTTCAAAGTGGAATTTTCGAAATGCCGATTATAGGAGGAAGCGACAACAGCCACCGCCATCAAAGCCGTGCAAAGTTTTTTCATATCGTAATTTTCTAAATGTGTGATGCATTCTGTCTTCGCGACAAATACTAAGTATAATTTTCTCAACTACAAAATTCCGCTCATTTATATGACAAAAAAAGCCCGTTTTTTTACGCAAAACAAAATTCCGGCCGAAAAAGAGGATTTCCGAAAAAATTTCCTATATTTGCACCGTAAGAGCAACAGAAGCGAATGACCAGCCCTGCAACATACGACTGTCGGCGCCGCGGAGAACACCGCGGAACGATGATGATGTCCATGTGCATGTGCAACCGTTTTCGCCGGGTGTAGCTCCTTCATGCACTGAAAATGACACAATCCGGCTTCGTAGAGGTCGGATTTTTTTATCGGATTTTTTAACGACAGATATAACATACCATGGATTCAAAAAAGTACCGTTTCGAAACCCTCCAGATTCATGCGGGCCTGCAACCCGACGAACCCACCGGCGCCCGGGGCGTGGCGATCTATCCCACGGCGGCCTATCGGTTCAAAAACTGCGACCACGCCGCAAGGCTCTTCGAATTGAGCGAAGGCGGCAACATCTATACGCGCCTGCAAAACCCCACCACGACGGCCTACGAACA